GCCCGACAAAATCTGGATACCCGTGAAGCAATGTGAGTTGCATTGTCGCTCCTTGCTGCGTTTCCGGCGGACGGTTTCCCGTCCGCCGGCGAGTGTTAGTCCTGAAGTACCGGCGTAATCATCAAAATCCGGAAGAGAGTCGAAACGACCGGAAGATCGACGGCAATTCCCACAGTTGTTGTGGTAATTGCCGTAGTCGAACTCGGTACGTTCGCAAGTCCGGAACTTCCGCTAATCGCTACACCCACCGCAGCCGAACTTGAAAAACTTCCTGCGGCCAGCACCGTTGCAAAGCCGAGTTCCTGAACAAATCCGTAGTTTCCCGGCGTAATTGCATTCAAGAAAACGACTGGCCGAAGCGCAAGATTTGCAGCAGTGTTGTAGTCCGTCACAATGTTCGGCGAATAGAACATATCCGCCACAACCGTGCCCGGAGTTCCGCCTGTCACCAGGGTGAAAGTCGGTACCGACGTATAGCCGGAACCCGGAGTCAAAAGCGTCACGACAATCGAGGTTGCGGTTACAACCACGACTTGAATCGTTGCCTGCGCTGTCGGACTTCCGCCGCCGGATGCGGTCACGATGTAGGTGCCGGGTGTCTGGCCGCTGCCTTGCGTGGCTATTTGAACCGATTGAACGAACCCGCCGGGCGCCAAATAGCCGATATAGCCGGTTTTTACGTTGCTGGTTGAGGCGGCAGAGGACACCTGCACATACCGATAACGGCCGGAGTGCAGCAGGCCGTTGGTCGTGTACGACGCAGTATTTGCTTCCTGTTCCGTTGCGTCAAAAAAATCGCCCAGGTTCAATCCGCCCGCAGCAAAGGGCAATCCCGTCCGCACATCGGTGAGCGCGGTCGGAGAGGTAAAGTTCGCGTTATTCCACGCTGTCCAGGTTGGTACTATTGGCTGAAATGGCATCGTCCTTCTCCTTCAGGTCTGGCCTGAATCCTGCTTCCGCTTGCTCTGCTAACTCCGCGCTTACGCAGTGAACCCGAACGCATAGTTGTTGTGCCGCGGCTGGCAGTTGTACAGGTTCGTGCCCAACCGCATGAAGAGCGCATCGATGCTCACGTTGTTGGGCATCGGCGCGCGCCGCAATCCAAAGTTCCAACCCTTTTTGTTTGTTGGGCGGATCTTGAAGCTCTCTGGCTCCAGGAAGTACAGCACTTCGCTGGGCTGAATCGTGGTCACTGAAGGCAGACCCGAACCTGTTGGCGAAAACGCCACGTTCGCACCGTTCTTGGTAAACTGCGGCGTGGTAAATGAAACCGTGGTCGTACTCGATCCCACGCCGTCAACCAGGTTTGTATTTCCGCCCGCGCCGTTGGCCGGCGCCAGCTCAATGTAGTTTTGGGCCTGCACAGAGGGTGCCAGTGGGTCGGCGTAAATGTCCACGCCGTTGAAGTTCAACCCATCCCACTTGATGTCATGCTTGGTGTTGGAAATGTCGCGCCGCTGAGCATCGAGCGCCACCGCGATGGCTTTGAACCCAAAAACGTTGGTGATTCCCAGAGTCGGATTCCCGCCGGCCACCTTGCAGGTGGACCATAACTGCATCAGGGCTGCAAAATCAATCTGCCCGGTGCCACCCGTCGAGGTGCCGAGATACTGCGGCGTGGTATTCAACGCAGTGCCAATGTTGCCATTGCGCGCTTGGCCGCCGTAGGTGGTGTAGATGTTGCCGTACACCGAGGGGTCGATGCCGTTGTTCAGCGCCTCATCCAGACCGTTGATGGCCTTGATGCGGTTGTCCAGCACGGTCGATGAGGAGGGCTGGCCGTGGCGGAACGAGTCCATCTCCTGCATGGTGTTCATGGTCATCACCATGCACTCCATGTAGATTTGGTACTCATCCACAATCCGCGACGGACCGCTATTGATCACCCCACCCGTGCCCGAGCCATCGTCCATTTCCCAGTCATCCAGCGGATACCAGGTGGCATACGCCTTGGGCAGAAACTTGATGCCCGTGTTGATCTGCTGGCGGGTGACGGTGACCGTTTGGCCGGGATTCACCGCGGCGCCCTGTGTACGTCCGTACAGGATGCCTTCCATCATGCCCGCGCCGCCCAGAAACTCATCCCACACGCCGGCCTTGCGGAGCTTGGCCTGAAAAGGAGTGTCCACAAACAGGTTGTTGAACACTACATTCTTCCGGACGCTTTCCAGGTTAGATGCGTCTATTTCGTTGTAAAGCGGATCAGTTGGCACGGTTCACCTTCTTGGCTTTGAAATGGAAATGGCCCAAGCCATTTCTGGTCTTGAGCCATTGCTTGTTCCCCGCCAAGGGAGGCATGTCGCTCTGATTCCGTTATTTTCCGTTTTCTACGTCCCTGTTTCCTATTCCCTGTTGTTTGTTCCCTGTTCTTTGCTTTTAAGCCACCGTCTGCTCGGCTATTTCCTGCCGAATTGCTTGCGACGTTGCCTGACGGCGCTGTGCCTCGTTCAACGTCAGCGGGTCCGGCCGCTCATTCGCCTTCACCGCCCGAGCTACATCTGCAAATCTGCTGGGCTGCGCAATCCGCACATCAGGATTCGAGCCAATCTTCTCTGCCCATTTACGATCAGTCGCCTTGACCGCCTCTTCTTTTTCCTTCGCAAGCTCAGCCAACTTCGCCTCGAAAGGCGCGGCGGCCTCAGCGCGAATCTTGGCGTCATGCTCTTCCGCAGCCGTGCGCGCCATCTCGGCTTCCTTCTCCGCGAACTTGAAATTGCGCGCCGCATAAACCGCCGGGTCCAACTTTACCTGCTCTGCCTGTCGCACAAGCTCGGTTGGTGAAATCGGCATCGGCTTGCCGTAAAGGCTCTGATACTTCCACTGAATATCCGTCAGCGTCCCCAGAGTCGAACCAAGTCCCTTGCGTACATCCTCGATCGTGAAGGTCGGAGAGCCGGGTGTTCCTCCTGGCGCGTTGGACACATAGCGTCCATTCGCATCGCGCGCTTGACCATTTACTGGTTGAGGAGACGGAACTTGGAAGGCAGGAGCTTCTGCCGGAATGAACCCGGCCGCTCGCGCTCCTTCGTTCTGCGCTTTGTAATAAGCCACCTGTGCTTCCAGGTTCGATTTTTCGGTGCCCCAATTGTTCAGCGCCGGCGCAATCGATTGATCGTAAAACTCAGCATTGGCGCGCCGCGCCACTTCTGCCGCTTCCTGTGCGGCTACTGTCGCCAGGCGATCCTGCTCCGCTTTCTCTGCAGCCGTTGCTGCGGCTTTCCGGTCCTGTTCTGCTTGGGCCGCCGCCGCCTTTGCGTCTTGGCGCTCGCTTTCAGCAGTAGCCAAAACACTGCCGAATCCAGACACAACCTTGGCGTCCAGAGCTGCGATCTGCTCATCGGTCAAACCGGACTGTTTTAATACCTCTGCTACTGTCGGCATAATTCCTCTTCTCCCGGATGACTGCTATCTGTTCATTTTGTTCACTTTGTTCACTTTCTTTTTCACCTTCTCTTTCACTGCTTTTTTCACTGCCTTTTTCACTTTCTCTTTCACTTCCTCTTTCACTGTCTCTTTCGTCACTGCGTCGGTTGCTGTCCCGCCGGTGTAGGCTGCGGCGGCGCCACAAGCGCTGTTTGCATCTCCTGAATTCCTTGCGAAACTTTTTCCGCGCCGCTCGCCAGCCGCGGATCGGCAGATGCCATCTGCTTTGCTGTCTGATACCAGCGCGCCAGCAACATCTGCAGCGGGTTGGCTGGAGCCTGACTGCCGGCACCTGGCTGTTGAGAGCCTTGATCGCCGGCCGGAGGAGGTGGTGCGGCATTGCCCGGAGGCGGTGCGCCGCCCACCTGTGGGGGAGCAGCGCCTTGGCCCTGTTGATCTGGCATTGGTTGAGGATTGGTAGCCATTGGATCTCCGAATTCTGCCTGCGCTTATGTTTACGTCCCAGCGGGTTCAATCGCTGGGACGCTGGTGTTAAGCCTTGACGGCAGTCTTCTTCAGTCCGCCCTTGTGGCCGCGCTTGCGGCCCTTTTTCAGGTGGCTTGCCTTGCCCGCGTGAACACTTTTGCGATGTCTCATGGTGATTCTCCTTGGAGTGAAAATGGAAATGGCCCAAGGCCATTTCGGTCTTGAGCCATTGCTTTTTCCCCTCCAAGGATGGAAAGGAGGCATGTCGCTCGCCTGATTCTTTTCTACCAGTAGGACGATTATGGTTTTATGTCAAGCGTTTTTTACAAAATTTTTGTGCCAATGCCAATTAGCCGTCGAATTTCTTCCGCCACGCTCTCTGGAATCTTCGTGCGCTGCTCCACGTTGGTACCAACGGGACCTCCCTGGCTGTACAGAGTGGTAATCTTTCCTGTGCCTTTGGTCGCCTTCATTAAAGCATCCAATGCGGCCAAATCCGCAGGCGGTTCAATCGTGACCTCCGTCAGGTAGTAATCCTTTTGCACTTTGATCTTTACAGCCATCCCGCATCCTCCGCATTTGTCCACTGCCTTTGTTTACTTCCTTCTTCACTTCCTTCTTCACTTCTTTTTTCACTGCCTCTCTTCACTGCTCTTATGACTCCGCCACCACCGTTCTCGGGCTACCTCCCTGTCTGCCCTTTTGTTTAATCTGTGGTCCCCTCTGTCCAGATGGAGGCCGTCCACCGGCGCCTTTACCTCCTCCGCCACCTTTGCCGCCCCCGCCGCCTCCACCACCACCTTCTTCTCCGCTAGGCGGCTGAATTCCCAGTTGTTTCATGAATTGTGCCGTTGCCGCTGCCGCCAGAATCTTCAGCTTCTGGGCTTCAATCTCTTCGTTGAACCACTTCTCGTGCTCTGTGGTTCCCTTCGCTTCCCCGTAATTCTCCACGCCCAACTTCTTCATTACCGTGGCCCACGAAATGGGAGCATTACCGCGCTTCAGTTGCAGATATTTAAGCTGTTCTTGCATCTGCGTGATGCGCAGCAAAGTGTTGGGCACCGAGGCCAGCCGCACCTGGCGCGCAAACCATCGAGCGCGGGTAAGCTGGTCATAGTGCGATGGTGTCTCAGGAACATAGCCGTTGATGAATTCATCCGGCATGTGACTCGGAACCAGATCGTCCGGGTTATAGTCAAAGACTTCCGGGGCAATGTTCTCCGGCCCCACGTACTCCATCATTCGGCGCACATTAAACCATTGCAGAATGAGAAACTTCATCCGGTAGCCGACCGCTTTGTTTCCCTTCTCGATGCGCGCCGCAATGCCCTTGGCAATCGGGCCGATGGACTCCAGCATCTTGTCGGCCGTTTCGCTGGCGATGTTCATCTTTATGTTTTGCAGATTCCCCAGGTCTTGCAGACCGAGTTGCATCTGCTTGGCGGTTTTCAGATATTCCAGAAATTTGAAATGCACCGCATCCGCGCGCACTTCTTCCGGCAAAATTGACTGCAAAATATCTCTCGGCTTGCCGTCCACTCCGTAGCGCACGTCTGGCTCAAAAATGTCAAAATGTTCAATCTTCGGGCCACCTGTTGCCGTGTGGTCGTAGCCGATCGGCGGATTTAACGTTGCGCTAACCACCTGGTCTATGCTGCGTTCAATTTTTCTTGTGGTAATTTCGATAGTTCCCACGTCGCCCACAAGAGAGCGGCCCAGCGGCTCCCATGCCCAATCATCCACGGTGTATTGCACCACGGGCATCTTCCCGTCCCAATCGAAACTTGGTCCGTCGTACATCGGCCTGTCCAGCCCCGTGCTGCTGATAATCAGCCGGAGGTTGGGATATACCCGGCAATCTTCCACCATCGCCGGCCGCATCTGAGGTTGCCCGTTGCGCATCCCGCCAAAGATTGATTGACCCACGTATGGAACCTTGTAAAACCAGGTGGTATCCGGATCGCCCATCGGCAGCTCGTAGCCGGTGGTATTGATGCGCAGATCCCTGATGAATGTGTAGCGTATCTCGCAGTAAAGATTGCCGAAGTTGCGGCTCTGGTCGCCGTATCTGTAGCGCTCGGTGAAGTCAATGCGCCGCGCCTGCATCTGCGTTCTGTAATTGCGCGGCCCCACGGTCTGAAGTTTTCCCTGAAAAAGTGGGAAGCGTCCGTGAGCTTCGGCAATCGGCATATAATCGTAGATTGTGATCGCGTAGGCATCCTGCACATCGTTGCTTCGCGGTATCTGCACGGGAATAACGTCCAGCAACCCCAACGCATCGAAGACCATCCTGCGCTCACCGTAGCCGTATTCGTCGGCGCGAACCTTCGGCCACAGATAGCCGATGCCCATCACGCTGGCATATTGCAGAACCTTGAGAATTTGAAAGGGAAAGTCGGATTCAAGATAGACGCACTTCGATACCTTGGTCAGCATCTCCGCCATCTTCTTGTAGGCCGGAATATCCGAACCATAGGCGGCAATTTCGCGCACCTCGGCCAACGTTTCGCAGAATTTGCGAATGTCGTATTTCAGTTCGTTGGTAACCAGCCTGGATCGGGAGTTGTCTTTGAATACGCCGTCAAATATGCGCAGATTCGTGCTCAGATTCTTGTAGCAGGACTGGCTTTCAAGAAAGCCTTCTCCCTCTTGAATCTGTTCTTCAATCCAACCTATCCGCGTTTCTGGCGAAGTCTCAAAGCGCGGCACTTGCCACTGGACAGTCTCCAGCTCCATCTAAAAGCCCGTTTCCGCCCCGGTCCTCATCGTCTGCGATTGCCGCCGCTCCACCCTTTCCCCCGCAGGCCGCATCCGCTCATCTTGTGCGCAGCATAGGCGAAAATAATTTTCGCGTCTATCTTCTTCGCCATGCTGAGTTTCACGTCCCTTGCCTCTTATTTCCTCTTTCACCGTTTTTTACGGTTAATCACGGTTTTTCTGTTTCCTGCTCCCTATTCCTTGTTCCCTGTTGTTCAATGTCCTTTTTCAAACGCTTCCGCGTGCAGATAGCTTTCCCTCTTGCTCTTTATTCTGTCCGGCCGCGCGTCATATAACTCCAGATGGCGGCGCAGAAACTCACGGTTGATGCTGTTCCGCGCGTTTGCCATCAGATGAAGAATTTGGCTGCGATGTTCTCCTCTTAGACGTTCTTCCACCTGATCGCGCTGTTCGTTCTCCAGCGCTTCGCGCTCCGCTTCTTGGTGGCGCATTTTTTCTGACCAAAATTCGGCTTGATGCGCGCTGCCGCAAACAATTTTTTCGTGAAAGTCAGGAGCAGGATATTGCTCCGGTAGGCCCATCTTGATTTGGCCGCTGATTGTATCCAGCCAAAACACGATCTTCTTTGACATCTGTGCGTTCATAATCCCTATTCCCTATTCCCTGTTCCCTGCTCTTCGTTCCCTATTCCCTATTCCCTGTTCCCTGCTTTTCCGTTCCCTGCTTTTCTCATTCCCAGTCCCCTACGCCCACCAGGCTCGTCGAACACTCCGCCCGGCTCACCGGCGGATTCTTGTCCTGCGGCGGCGAATAGCGTTTCTGTGCGCGCTCAGCAAGAACGTCAAAATCGTGCGCTGTAAAAAATGACTGCGCGGCTGCACGCACCCGGTCGTCGTGATGGCCGCTGCGGTGCTCCATCTTTGAGGCTCGACCCGCCGCCGCGTGGCGCTCCAGCGTTTTCAGCTCTTCCACCAGCCACTTCGAGGCCGGTCGGTACCATCCGCCATTCACTGCCTCCGTAAAGCGCGTCATCAAGATCGGCACTGACCATACGTTCGAGAACCAGCCTTCCTTTTTGCTGGTATCGTCCCGTAGCTTCTTGCTGTCGTAGCGCCGGGGCTTATGGTGATGGTGAAAGCCCATCAACTTCAACTGGTGTTGGCAGGTATCCCCCGGCCGCGTAATCTGCTCTACGCAGAATTTCACGCCCCGCGGATCGCGCGTCCTCTGTCCGTACCAGGCCGCCATACAAGCCGCGAACCCCACAATCTGCGCGGAATTTATGCGGTTCGATACCAATTCCGCAACTTGGTAGTCAAATTCTTCGCCAAAACGGTTGCGCGTCATCGACGCACAGGTGCGATCCTCGTCTTCCTTGCCCAGGCCATCTGCCGTGTCAATCCCGCAACTGTAGTCGTAGCCGTCCTTTGGCTCTTCGTATACCATCAGCTTGTCAAAAGTCTCTGGTTCTTTCTCCTCGTCGACGGGTTTGAGCGGCACCAGCACCCAGTCGTACTTTTGTCCCCGGTGCGATTTCCAGGTCACTCGAATGTGCGCCCTGTCGTAATCAATATCCCGTTCCGCCGGCTCAAATCCTTCGTCAATCGAATCTCCGGTAATGGCGTAAGCCTGTACGGGCGTCTTTCTGGCTCCCGTCTCCACGTTGTAGATGTACTCTTCCATTTCCTTGACCGTATCCAAGTCAAAAACGCTGTCGTGAACTCCGGTCAGCGCTTCAAAATCATCGGCCGGCATCTGCGCCGCCCAGATTTTCTGCGTATGCTTTTCTCTCGCTTCCCGATAGCCGAATTCCCAGAACCACTGCTGCTCGATGGGCATCCGCCAGTTGGCGCCGGCGATTTTAGCCAGATAAGGTGTATTGCGGATGTAGGATTCGCAGCGCGCCACATGCTTGCGCGTTTCGTCGATCGGGCGCCAGCCGCCCGGAACCGGGAATTGCCGCTTCCAATCAGCTTCTGGATAAAGGTCGGTGGCCATCGGCCAGGGAATGAAGATCGGACAGAGCCGTGATTGGCCCAGCGGCCAGTTTTTTTTGCTGTCACGCCAGGTCTTTGCCAGCCATCCGGTGTTGCCGCCGCCGGTGCCCTCGAAGACCATAAATAGGTAGCGCGAGGCGTGCGTGGCCGGCAGCAAACCTTCTTCAATCACCTTCTCCGGCTTGGGAATATCCGCCAGCTCGGAGATGTGAATACAGGTCGGAGTCCAGCCTTGCGCGATGCCGGTAGCCTGCATACCCGACTGGATGGAAAGAATCGAGCCGTTGTCGAACATACCCTTGGGCAAACGCCGCGGCACCAGCCACCATGGGCAGCGGTTATACACCGTGTCCAGGATGCGACCGATCAGCTCCGATTTGTCTGCCTGCACACTGGCCATCACCGCCTGGGTGTGCGGGATGAACATCAAGCGATGGATGAATTTGAGCGCCGTCTTGGTGGTAATGCCCACCTGCCGGGCCTTCAAAATCAAAAGCTGAATGGCTACCTGCTGCGAGTCGAAGTCGGCAATCACCGAGTCGTAAACGGACTGCGAAGCGCGGTTTTTGAACTTGAAAATCTGCCCTTTTTCATCGCAGACGTAGGCATAGCGGCTCTCCCAGTAACCGCTGTCTAGGGCGCAAAGCACCTGCTCGTTCTCGATCCACCGCTTGATCTCTTCCTGGCGGCGCTGGCTGATGGTTTTTGTCAGGGAGATGTAGGAAGTCCGGGTGTTGGACTCCATTTTGGTGATGGAGTTGATATATTGCTTGAACTCTTCAACTTGAGCAAAGGTATGGTAGACCGGCATCCAGCCTTCGCGCGCCGCAAATTCGTCCAGATTCGCGAGAATGATCCGCTCACTGTACAAAGTGCAAATCCTTCATGGGCAGTGAACGCACCGCAGGCCAGCGCGCTTTCAGCGCCGGCAAAAACCGGAACTGGTTCGGAACAAGACTCCGGCAATTCCGGCTTTTTCTCTCCGTTTAGCCTTTCACTGCGATTGTCTTGCTCGCCCGTTTGCCCAAGCTGTGAATGCGCGGTGTCATCTTCTTCAGTTGCGTCGGCTTGGGAGAAATCGCCTTCTTGCTTTTCTTCGTCTTTGCCATGACAGCTCTCCTTCGGGTCGGTCCCTGGTCTTCTCAGGGATATTTTTGGCGCAGAAAACAGCAATGGCTCAGGCCATCGCTGGACCTGAGCCATTGCTTGTTCCCTGTCGAGGGAGGCATGTCGCTCTACGGATGCTTTATATCTATCCCGATTCTTTTTCGCCGTCAAGCAAGAAAAATAATTTGCAGTTGCGGCCACTTGACATTAAATTCGACCCCACCACGTCTTCTTGCCGCAGAGTTTGGCTTCCGCTTCAAGCCGGAGATTCCGTTCCTTCGTCAATTCTTCCGTCAGAATATCTTCGCTGGTTTTCTCGCGGAATTTCAGGCCGTGACCGTTGGGACAGTAGAAATGGCCGTGGTCTCTCCTGCGAAACCGGAGAACGGGAGACCAGAAATGAACGCCGCAAACGCTGCATTCTGTCTCATCATCGTCGTCGCCGTCGTCTTCGTCTTCATCAATCGGCGGCGGTAGCAGTTCATCCTCTGGATTCTTCATTTTTCGCTCACGGCCCCCTTCCTATGATTCCAGCAGCCTCTGCCGAATTGGCACCAGCTTCTCCTGCATGGAGTTGGAAGGCGGGAAAAGCTCGTCCAGGTCGTCATCTTCACCGAAGGTAGCTGTTTCTGCCGGCTCCGCGCCTTCCTTACCAGTTGATGGTCCGAAAACCGCCTTGCCGATGAATGTCGGGCCTTTCGGGTCCGGCAAGAAACCCAATCCGCGATGCACCATGGTTCTGTCTTTATCCCCGCTGGGCATCATGGCGTAGTCCACTGTCTTTTGCATCACCTTCGGATGGTTGGAAAAGGCGATCATCTTCACCGTACTCACCGACATATCGCGCAGCGCGAACAATACCGATCCGGCCAGGCGGCGCAGATCCACGTTGGCGGCCAAGGCGATGGCTTCCCAAGGCACACGTTCCCGGTCGCTCAAAGGAATCGAATCGTATTTTTTCAGGAATGTAGCGATCTCCGGGTCTTCTGCCGAGAAGCGCATCGCGTCGAGCACGGCCGGAAGTCCGCCCTCGGCATTTTGGAAGAAAGGTGTAATCTGTGGCGCCGCCGCCAGCGACTCAGGCTTGACTTTCAGGCGCTTCAGCGCTTCCGCCGTCCGGTTGCGCTGTTCCAAAAGCCGCAGCGACTGCCGTGTTTGGCTCTTCGGTAGCTGTTTTTTCCTGTTTTTGTCTTGCGAGGAATTCCCGTTCTCTGGGACCGATGATGTCTTCGTCGGGTGGGATGAGCCAC